GAGCGGTGCATCTTTTGCGCGCGGTGCATCTTTGGCACGCTGTGCATCTTTGGCGCGCTGTGCATCTTTGGCGAGCGGTGCATCTTTGACGCGCTGTGCATCTTTGGCGAGCGGTGCCGCTTTGACGAGCGGTGCAGCTTTTGCGAGCGGTGCATCTTTAGCGAACAGTGCATCTTTGACGAGGGGTGCCGCTTTGGCGAGCAGTGCAGTTACGAAAACGGCGCAGTGAAAAATGGCCGCTATGTCGCCGTGGATAGGATAGGCAGCGAAAACCGAAAAGCCTATTTTTACATAGACGATAACGGCAATATGTTTGTCCGTGCCGGGTGTTGGTTTTCGGATATGGCGGCATTTAAGGAGCGGGTTAGAAAAGTACACGCCGGAACAATTCACGAGAAGACATATCTGGCGGCTTGCGACTTGGCAGAATTGATGTTGAAAGGCGGCAATGAGGAATGACACGTGAAGAAGCTGCAAAGGCATTGGAAGAAGTATGACAAAAGAATATATAACTAAAAACAGAGCAAAGCAGTTTGTATGTGGGCATTGCAACGAGGTATGCAGTGAAGAACCGTGCGAACCGAGCGATTGTGATTGGATGGCATTTATCGACAAAGAACCCGCCGCCGATGTTGTCCCTGTGGTGCATGGGGAGCTTACGGAGCATATTCATGAATTACTCCGGGCAGAGAAAGACGGACGGTTGGTGGTATTGCCGTGCAAGGTGGGAGACGAACTATGGAGCTTCAGTACCTACCCCGCTGCGCGGGTTTACGGCTTTACCGTGACGGATATAAGCACGCTTAACGGGCGCACGGTGCTGAACACCTTGGGCTGCGGAACGCTGTGGGAGCGCGACATCGGCAAGACCGTATTCTTCACCCGCGAGGAAGCGGAAAAAGCATTGGAGACAAGGAAAAATGGCTAAATACATAGAGCGAGAAGCGGCGCTGGAAAAGGTTATTGAAGTAAAGCACTACGACCCTGAATTGAACGGAGTTGTATTGCACAGGTACATCAAGGAAATCGACTTGAAGGATATCCCCGCCGCCGATGTTGCTCCGACTGTGGAACTTGAAGATTTGAGGGCCAAGTATCAAGCACTCATTGCTGAAAAAGCCAAGAACAGTGGAGACGCGGCCGAAACGTATACAACCGGGTATCGCTATGGTCACAGAAACGGGCAGATTGAATTGCTCCAACAGATTTTGGGCATTTTCGATGGTGCAAGCGAGCCGGAGGAAACAAATGAGTAAAGAGTACATAGAGCGTAAGGCATTGCTTGCCAGGTACGATGCGGAGCATGTTGGCCCACCAGGCAGAGCAAGAGAATTGATGGCAACTGCTCCTGCCGCCGATGTTACCCCGGTGGTGCATGGACGGTGGATTTGTATAAACAAAAGATATGGAGAATACGAGTGTTCTGTATGTCATGGTGTGGATGCAAATTGTAGTGATTATTACGGAATTCATGCCGTTACAGAACAGGAATTCTGCCCTAACTGCGGGGCGAAAATGGATAAGGAGGAAACTAATGAACTGGATAAGCGTAAGGGATAGACTACCTGAAGACCAAGTGGAAGTGCTGGTGGCCACCAGAAGCAAAAATGGCGTGCGAAATATCGACAAAGGGTATCTGGCAATCGACCACTTTATCCATCGTGGACGTGCCGAGGTCACTCATTGGATGCCATTGCCAGAAACGCCGAAGGAGGAAAGCAAATGACTGATAAAGAAGCGATTGAAATGGCTATAAGAACCTTAGTACATATTAAGGATTCCAGCGACACACCGCACATAATTGCTGCTTGCAGTATTGCCATTTCTGCCCTGCAAGAGCGCAAGGAACGGCAATGGATTAACGTAAAGGACAGACCGCCGAAGGAGGAAAAATGAAACGAGTAATAGCAATAACAATATTAACCCTGCTGACCCTCGCCCTGTGCGGGTGCGGAAAGGCTGAGGCTGGCAATCGTAGACTGTGGATACTGGATGTGGGTGCGACGTATGGAATATATGTCGATAACCTCACGGGGATACAATACCTGAGCACAAACCAAGGCGGCGTTTGCGTAATGGTAGACGCAGAGGGAAAACCGCTGATATGGGAGGGAGAAAAATGATAACGATCCACAACAACGAGGAGCCGCTGCACAAGCTGGCGAAGGAAATACACGAAAACGCCGTTGCTCATGGCTGGTGGGACGAGCCTCGCAACCTGCTAGAGATTGTTGCCCTTTGCCATAGCGAGCTTTCAGAGGCGGTGGAGGAATACCGCGCCGGGCGCCCCATGGTATGGGCAAACGAGGACGACAAGCCCGAGGGCATAGCCACCGAGATGGCAGACTGCCTCATCCGCATACTGGATTGGTTTGGTCATGAGGGACTGGACGTGGACGAGATTGTGCGACAAAAGATGGCCTATAATCGTGGGCGGCCCTATAAGCACGGAAAGAAGTGTTGAAATGAATGACAGAGAAAAGCGTTGGAGGGTTCGGGGGCAACTCCGCCGGTGGGGGGAACACGGCAAACCTGTGCCGGAGGAAACAGGCCGAAATAGAGGGGAGGGGGGCATCAAAAAGCTAAATCAACCCTCCGTGGTACCGGGGCGGCCCATCGGAAGAAAAATTTTTCGATTTTTGAGAAGCTTCGAAAATGAACGGCAATGGGGCACCCCAAAACAACAAAACTACAAATAAACGGCGGCGGCAAATTGGTCATCGAAAAGATTTGCAAAATTACATCAAAAACGACGGTTTTTAATCCAAAAAGGAGGCGGGAAATTGAATCCGAAAAAAGCAACGCGGGAAAGGCGAGATGAGCGGGCAGCCGTGCGGCGACTGCTGATGTATTGGGGTAATGCAGAGCGCACGAGGACGGAAAAAGAGCGGTTGTTAATTAGCGTTGACGAGGAGATCGAAGCGCAATACGACCTTCACCCGCAGCAGATTACGGGCCTGCCGCACGGTACCGAGCTGCCGGACAGCACTCCGGCCACGGTGATAAAAGCTTCGCGGGAATTAAAAAGACTGCGAAAGAAGAAAAAACGGCTGGAAGACGAATTACAAAATCTCGATCATTGGGTGGGAATGATAGAATTTGAAGTGATGTGTTTGCCGCCGCTGGAATATGAGGCAATAAGACTGCGGTACGTTAAATACGGAGTGGCAAAAGGGGGATATTGGGAGCGGATAGCGCAGCAAATGCACGTCTCGATTGATTGGGCGAAGACCCTTGAGAGACAGGGTGTAGACAGGCTGATAGGCAGAATAGCAGCGTAAAGAGAATACCGTATAAGAGGGCTGATATAGCCCTCTTATATCATTATCCCAAATTTTGCCGCCAGCAGCTCCCGCCGCGCTTGCGGTATCGGCTTAACTCCGGCGCACCAAGAATGCACGGCGGCCTTGCTTACCTCGCAGGCCTCGGCGGCCTGCTCCATCGTTAGCCCTTTGGCTTTGAGTCGCTCCCGCAGGTACTCACCGTCGCTTAGTATTGGAGCACAACGGCCCTGCATATATGCAAGCTCCCACATACCTTGCTGGTTGAGCGGCAGCGCGTGTTCGTCCTCGTTTATATCCTCTGCGCCTTGCAGCGCGTCCCGTATAGCTCTGTCGACATCGGGTGTGAGCTTGCGGTTAATAATCATATACCGCAAGCCCTCACCCAGCCCACGGATGGGCCACATATTAGCTGCCTGCACCCGGCAGCGCGCCCCGATGATTTCGGGGAGCTGCGCCGCCATTATACCATACGCCCGGCCCAGGGCCTTAACCGTGTTGTCTGTCATGTGCTCACCTCCGTTAATCCTGCGATTATATCAGTCTTGGCCGCATCAAAGCGGCTAATTTTTGCGCGGGTTTGTAACCTTTGTCCTTTACCGTCTGATAGAGCATCCGGATTTCCTCAGGCCTGCCAGTTGTAAATGTAACCGCCCCACGGGGGGTGACGTCCACAAACCGCACAGCAGGGCAAAAACCGAGGTCATAACAGACCTCATCATATGTCATCTCAATTTTTTCACCGTTTTTCACTACCTGCATTTTTATATCCTCCCATGTTGCTATACAATAACCGTTTTATCCTTCTAACCTGATTGCACTGGCGTTATATTGTTGTTTGTACCAATCCGCATAGCGCATAATATTCAGCGCGTCGTCCTTAGTTAGTGGTGATGCAAATTTCTTGGACGATACAAAATCAAAACAATAATTACCTTGCTTACGATACCATATTTTCATTCCATTATCTACTCCATACGGATTCAGCAAACATACATACATATTGTACCTCCTTAAAATCATATCTTGTAGTTCCTTCTGCCGCCGGGCTTGTGACCGGCCTGCCGCATTACCGCCCTTGTGGGCGTCACTCTGCGTTACCAAACGGGGTTGCTGCCGGATAAAAACCACTCTTCGCCGGTCGCCTTTTCGTGTGCCTCCTCGTATGCCGTGAAATACTGTTGGAATGTAGCAAAAGGATTTTCCGTGCTTACCTTATCACCTATTCTTGCGTCCATGTGCTGCGTTGCTGCTTCAAAATCAATTTCACAACCATTTTTGTTTACTACCTTTATCATTTTCTTTATCTCCTCTCTTGTTATGTCTATATTATATACCTGTCAGATTAAAAAGTCAACCGAAAAGATAAACAAACTAAAATAATAAGGCAAAAACTTTTTATGCGCGAACCGCACCGCCCATCATAAAACCAAAACCTATTGTGAAACGAGATAAATAAAACTCAACACTTTCCCACACTCTTTATGTGCTATAATAATACCATCAAAAGGGCTGCGAAGAGCGGCCCTTGAGCATTTTGAGGGAGATGAGCGGCAATATGGCAAGCCGAGCCCTACATTTTTGCCAGTACCCTGGATGTAATGCGCTGACCGCCGGACGATACTGCGATGAGCACCGGACGGCGGGCGAACTGCGGCAGCAGGAGCAGATACACGCCCAGGACGAGCGGCGGGGCAGCTCCCGGCAGCGCGGATATGATACCCGATGGAGCAAATATTCCCGCTGGTATTTGTCGGCCCCGGAACATCAACTCTGCGCCCTGCGGCTGGATGATGGCTGCACTATGGTGGCGCGGTGCGTGGATCACATAGACCCGCCTGACGGGCCGGGCGACCCGCGCTTTTGGGATACCGCCAATCACCAGCCCGCCTGCATACATTGCAACAGCGTCAAAGGACACAAAAAAATCATAAGCAAATACAGAATTTGAGAAAGGAGGAGCCTATGCCGACAGGGAGAAAGCCGAGGCCGCTAAAGCTCGTCGATAACGGCAAAAACCGGCATACCAAAGACACGATGGAAAACCGGGAGAATGGCGAACCTACCGGCTGCTCCGACAAATTAAAACCACCCAAAAGCCTGTCCCCGGAGGCGAAGAAGGAATGGAAAAGGGTAGTAAAGCTCTACCGCCAGCTCGACACCCCGATAATTAACGATCTGGACATATCCGCCCTCGCTGCCTACTGCGAGAGTGTGGCGATATACCAAAAAGCCGAGGCGGAATACCAAAACGGCCCGCTTATATACCGGGCGGCGGACGGCAAGCCAACGGAAAACCCGTATATCACCATCATGCGCCGGGAGGGGCAGAATATCATAAAATACGCCGAGCAGCTGTGCCTGTCGCCGGTGGGCCGTGCTCGCATGGGTGTAGCAGCAGCGAAAAAAGCCGCAGAGAGCGACCCCATGGCCGCATATCTGAGCAAGTACGGTGGTTAACTCGAACAAGGCCCTCGAAGTTATCGAGTTTGTACAGGCCCTTAAACATACCGGCGATTTTTACGGCAAACCCTTCGTGCTTTTACCATGGCAGATAGAGGTCATAAACTCCGTATACGGCACCGTGACCGCCGAGGGCGTGCGGCAGTACCGCATGGCATATTTGGAGATCGCCAAGAAAAACGGCAAGACCGAACTTATTGCCGCGCTGAGCTTGTATCACCTGGTCATGGACGCACCGGGCGGCGAGATATACTGCGGCGCCGCAGACAGGAACCAGGCATCAATAGCTTTTAACGCCGCAAAGAGCATGGTGGAGCAAAGCGAAGTATTGTCCAAGATAATCAAAATCAAAGACAGCACGAAGGAAATGCTGAATCTCCGCACACACAGCCGCTTTAAAGTGCTGTCGGCAGAAGCGGCGACCAAACACGGCCTTAACCCCTCCGTGGTCATCATAGATGAACTACACGCCCACCTCAAGCGGGACTTGTGGGACGTGCTGACATTTGGTACGGGTGCTGCACGGAATGAGCAGCTCATATGGTGCATCACCACCGCGGGCGACGATCCCGACCGCAAAAGTGTGGGATGGGAACAGCACGAAATAGCAACAAAGGTGCTGAGCGGCGAACTGACAGACCCGGCGTTTTACGCCAAAATCTATACCGTCCCTGAGGACACGGACATATACGATGAAGCAAATTGGTACTTAGCCAATCCCTCGCTGGGCGTATCCATCAAAATTGAGAATGTGCGCAGCGAGGCGATAAAGGCCCGAAACAGCCCGGCGGCAGAGAAGCTCTTCCGGTGGCTCCGGCTCAATCAATGGATCTCGCTTAAACGCACCGGCTGGCTGCCCATCACCCTATGGGATGATACCGAAGGGGGCTGGCATAAATCCGATATGCTGGGGCGGCCCTGTTATGTAGGCATAGACCTGTCCAGCACCACCGACCTGACCGCCGTGGCGGCCCTTTTCCCACCGCTGCCGGAGGAAACGGAGTGGCGCTTTTTTGTGGATGCGTGGATCCCGGAGGAAAACATGCGGGAACGGGAGCACCGGGACCACGTGCCTTTTGGCAAATGGGTGCAGGCGGGGCATATGCACGCGACCCCCGGCAACTGTGTGGACTACGCCTATATTGCCAACTATCTGGACAAGCTCATGCTGGACTATGACATCAAATATATTGCGGCGGACGAGTGGCGCATAGATTCCCTGCGCCCCCTCATGCAGCAGGAGGTTGCGGCGCAGAAGATAATCACCATACCCCAGACCATGAGCGGCATGTCCCCAGCAATGAAGGAAATTGAGCGGCTCCTACGCGAGGGCGAAATGACCCACGAGAGGAACCCTTGCGGGCGCTGGGCGTTTGGCAATGTAGTAGTAGCCCAGGACGGCAACGAGAACATAAAACCCATGAAAAACAGGAGCATAGAGCGAATAGACCCGATGTGCGCCCTGATAGATGCGATGGCGGCGGCGGTAAAACTGGAACCCAAGCGCAGCGTATACGAGCACCGCGGCCTGAGAATAGTGTGAGGTAAACAGTGAAAAGATTTAAACTTTTTGGCAAAACATACGAAATACGGGCGGCGGACGTTAAAACACTGCCCTCCGTATCAGATGATAGCGCATGGCAGATGTACCTTGCAGGGCAGGGTTACGCCATAAGCGCAGAGGGGGCGCTGCAGGTCGCGGCGGTATTCAGGTGTGTTGACCTGATAAGCAAGACCATGGCGGCGTTGCCCCTGCACATGTACAAAAATACCGGGGAGGGCAAACAAAAGGCACGGGATCATCCCCTGTATAAGCTGCTGTATGTGCTGCCCAACCGCACCACCACGGCGTATGAGCTTATGCAGATGCTTGTGGCAAACATGCTGCTCACTCGCGGCGGGTATCTCCGCATAGTGCGGGACAGATACGGCTTTGTGCGACACCTCAAAAATCTGCCCACATCCTGCTGCTCGGAAGTGTACACCAACCGGGAAAACGGGGAACAGTATATATACGTCACCTATGACGGCATAACAGAAACGCTCCGGGAGGGCGATTTTGTCTTTATTCCCGGTTTTAGATTTGGCGACCGCACGCCGGAAGACCCAATGACCATAGCCGCAAGCGTGCTGGGACTGAATAACAGCATGACACAATACGCGCAAAGGGGCTTTTCCGGTACTTCCCCCGGCGGCTATATAACCTATCCGGGGCAACTCTCCGATACGGCATACGAGCGCTTCAAAAAGGACTTCCAGAGCAACTACGGCGGCGCAGAAAACGCCGGGAAATGGATGTTTCTGGAAAACGGCTCCACGGCGCAGCCGTGGGACAGAGACATGTCAAAGACACAGCTCCTTGATAGCCGCAAATGGGCTGTAACCGAGATATGTCGTATTTTCGGCGTACCCCCGCACATGTGCATGGATCTGGAAAAAGCCACTTTTTCAAATATTGAGCAGCAGAGCGCCGAGTTTGTACGTGACTGCATAAATCCCCTATCCGTGCGTATAGAGCAGGCCCTTTACCGTGACCTGTTGAGCGAGGCGGAGCAGGCGAAGTATTATTTTAAGTTTAATACAAACAGTCTGCTACGCGGCGACACCGCCACCCGAACGAGCTATTACAACACAATGCGGCAGAATGGTGTGATGAACGCGGACGATATCCGCGAGCTGGAGGATATGAACCCCATACCCGATGGGCTGGGAAAGATATACTTTATCAACGGCAACATGCTGCCGCTGGAAAACGCAAAACTCAACGCGCCTAAAAGCGCGCAAGCGAAAGGAGCGCCCCTGAAAAATGAATAAATTTTGGGAGTTTAAAGCTCTCGGCAATGCCGGCGAGCTTTTTTTGTACGGAGAGATCAGCGATACGTCATGGTGGGGCGACGAAATAACCCCTGCGCAATTTCAAAAAGAATTGGCGGCGCTGGGGGATATATCCACCCTTGATGTGTATATCAACAGCCCTGGCGGGGACATCTTTGCGGGATTTAGCCTGTACAACATCCTCAACCGCCACCCGGCGACAAAAAACGTGCATATAGACGGCCTCGCCGCCTCCGCCGCATCAGTGGTTGCCATGGCGGGCGATACCATCAAAATGCCCGAAAATGCCACGTTGATGATACATAATGCATGGACATACGCCGGCGGTGGGGCGGAGGACTTACGCAGGACCGCCGACGAGCTCGACCGTATCAACGACCAGATAGCGGGCATATACGCCGCCCGCACCGGCAAGGAGAAGGACGAGATATCCGCCCTTATGACAGCAGAAACGTGGATGAGCGGCACCGAAGCGCTTAATATGGGCTTTGTAAACGAACTCATCGAAAACAAAAAGGTCGCGGCTTGCGCGGATACCGAAAAGTGGTTTGCGCTGTACAAGCACGCGCCGAAGGAACCGCTGGAAAACAGGGAGCCTGACAACGGGGGAGCAATCCAGCCCGCAGCAGATATAAACACCGCACTGCAGGAGCAGCGCAAGAGATTCAGAGCGACTAAACTAAAAATTTTGGAGGTATAAGTAACCGATGAAGAAACTCTACGAAATGATGCAGGATCGCGCAAATGCCGCAACCCAGATGCGCGAAATAATGAACAAATTTGAAGACGGCGTGATGGACGCGGAATCCACCGAGACCTATAACCGGCTCGAAAAGGAGTTTGACGCGCTCAACGCCAACATAATCCGCGAGCAGAAGCAGCTCGAGCGGGAACGCGCCGCCGGTGAAGTGATCGACAAGCTGGGCGACAAGAAGGACGAGCACATTAAAGTATTTGCCCGTGCACTGCAGGGCGATCCCGAGTCCATAACCAGATACAAAAACACCACCATGACCCTTGGCACAAACGCTACCGCCGGTTATCTGACCGCGCCCGTGGAGTTTGTCAACCAGCTCATAGCCGGGCTCAAAAATGACATGTTTATGCGCCAGATATGCAACGTTGTGGGCCCCATAGGTCAGGCACAGAGCCTTGGGTATCCCAGCCTGACTACCGATGCGTCTGATGTGGCATGGACAACCGAGGTGGCGGCAGCCCCCGAAGAGGCGACCATCGCCTTCGGCCGCCGCGAATTTAAGCCCCAGCGCCTTGCCAAACTGATTAAGATATCCAAGACCCTCATGCGCCACGCACCCAGCCCTGATCAGACCGTGCTTGACCGCATATTGTACAAGATCGAGGAGGCGCAGGAAAACGCCTTTATGAGCGGAACGGGCACTAATCAGCCTTTGGGCATCTTTACCGCCTCTGACAGCGGCATAGCCACCGGGCGCGACGTTACCGCCGCTTCCGCCACCGCCGTGGCCACCGACGACCTGATAGAGTGCAAATACGGCGTGAAGGGCCAGTATATGCGCGGGGCCTCCTGGGCAATGCACCGCGACCTCTGCAAGATGATCGCAAAGCTCAAGGACAGCGACGGCCAGTATATATGGCAGCCCTCCGTGCAGGCAGGACAGCCTGATATGCTGCTGGGCGCTCCCGTGTATATGTCCGAGTACGCGCCTAACGCCGTAGCCGCGGGCAAGTACGTGGCAGTATACGGCGACTTTAAAACCGGCTATTGGGTATGCGACAGCGACGGCCTCTACATACAGGTGCTTAACGAGCTGTACGCCGTCAACAACGAGATAGGCTACGTTGTCGAGTACTATGGCGACGGCGCACCCGTAGTAGGCGAGGCGTTCAGCCGTCTGAAGATGAAGGCGAGCTGATGAAAATCAAAATGTTGACCTTGGCAGCCGGGCCGGAGGGAGTAACCCCGCCCGGCTCCATCATTGACATAGACGAGGCAACGGCGCGGCAGCTCATCAGGGGCTGTTACGCCATAGCCATGGAGGCCGACAATGGTAATAACAAGACAACCCCCAGCAGTGGAACCGCTAAGCCTCGAAGAGGTAAAACTGCATCTGCGGAATAACCCCGGCGATACCAGCGAGGACAAGGATATAATAGCTCCTCTCATAAGCGCGGCCCGCGAATATTGCGAGAACTATTGCGGGAAGTCATTTGCGGAGCAGTCCATAACCGCTTACCCGGAGGTGAGCGGCACTGTGACACTCCCGCGTGGCCCCGTGATAAGCGTGGACAGCGTTACAGTGGACGGCGAGGCGGTGGAGTATACCGCAGACGTGCGCCGCGGCACCGTGACGGTAAATAAGCCCGGCGCAGTCATAACCTACACCGCAGGATACGAGGAGACACCCTACCTTGTGCGACAGGCCATGCTCCTGCTCATAGGCCATTGGTACACCAACCGGGAGGCTGTGATACAGGGTTCTACGACCGAGATAGACATAGCGGTTCGCGCGATGCTGAATCAATATAAAGGCTGGTGGTTTTGATGGCAATTAAAGCTGGAGCAGGCGAAATGCGAACGAAAATCACCATAAAAGCGCCGGAATACAGCATCAAAGCCGGATTCGGCGCGGAAAGCTTTAAAAATGTTTTCCCCGGCCCCGTGTGGTGCAAGTGGGTGAATGCCCACGGTACGGAGGTATATCAGGCGGAAGAACTGCACTTGCGGCAGCCCGTGACCATAACCATGCGCTACTCGCCCCTTGTGACCGTCGAGTGCCGCATATGGCATGAGCGGGATGCCGAGCCTTACGAGATCATCAGCATAGACAACATAGGCGACCGCCGGGAATTTTTGGAGATTAAGGCTCAGAGGGTGGTGACGGCGTGACAATAGCGGAGGCACTTAACGATAAATATACCGTTTGCCACCCGCCTTATATGGGCGACCAACGCACCTACATCACATATCAATGCATGGGTCAGGTTGCGATACTGTACGCAGACGGCGTAGAAAAAGAAACTGGAGTGATGTATGCCGTAGATTACTACACTGATAATCCTCCGTTTGAAACTGCTGTTGATGATATAAAAAACAAACTCGCTGCGGCGGGCTGGAATTGCTCCGTTGACACGGAAATATATGAGACGGATACAGAATTATACCATATCGCCATGACGGCGGTAGGCGTGGGCGGCATATATGGCTAAATTTGAAATAGAAGGGCTCGACGAAGTTAGCCTTGCACTCAGAAGCGTAATAGATGGCGTAGAGGATTTCAACATAGAACTGGCCCAAGAGGCCGCAGACATCACGAAGGAAGAAATTGAAAAAAACATCGAAAGGCACAACCATATTCGCACCGGCACGCTCCGGCGGTCTATAAAAACATTCAAAAAGAAAAAACGCGATGGCAGCCCGTATATAGAGGTGACCGCAACGGGCAGCAATCCAGGCCCGCCTGGCAGCAAACGAAAAAAATATGCCGGAAACGCATATATAGCATTCGTGCTCAATTACGGACGCTCGAACCTTGCGGGTAGCCGGTTTTGGACTGAAGCGGAACAAAAAGCGATTGAGATATTCCAGCCTCGGCTGGAACTAAAAATTCTAAACTTTTTAAAAGAGAAAGGACTGAAATAAATGCCTGCGATAGACCTGAGAGGTATAAAAATTGGCGAATACAAAAATAACGACGGAACGGTAACCTATGAAACACCAATATCCATGGGTGAGGCCATGACGGCGCAGCTTGAACTCACTTTTGCAGAGGGACGCCTGTACTCAGAAAGCAGACTTGCAGAATACATAAAACTCGCAACCGGCGGTACCGTCAGCATAGGCGTAAAATATATACCTGACGCAGCACAGAAACTGATGTACGGAGCGAGCGAAAAAACACGCACACTGAACGGGAGCAATAACGCAAAGAGCCTGCTTAGCACCACTAAGGATATTGCCAAATACGTAGGCATGGGCTTTTATGCCCCGGACATGATAGACGGCGTTAATAAGTTCACCGCCGTATTTGTCTACAAGGTGCTTTTCGGCCCCCCAAGCAGAGCGTTTAAAACGAAGGACAACACCATCACATTCCAGACGCCTACTACGACCGGCGAATTCCTCGGCGATGATAGCGAGAACAACAACCTGTTCGAAATGGCCACGCTTGACAGCGAAGCAGATGCAAAATCATGGATTAGCCTTTGCTTTGGCGCGACCATTTAAAGGAGCGTCGAATGGACATTAGACTAAAAACTGCGCCGTATACGTTTGACGGCATGGAAATGACCCTCTGCTGCAACATGAACGTGCTGGCGGATGTACAGGAGTATTTTGACGGCAACTTCGGGCGCGCGCTGGAAAAACGGCGAACCCTTCAGGCAAATATAGTATTTCTGACCGCCATGATCAATGATTATCTTGACAGCATCGGATCAACTAAACGTTATGAAGTGAGGGAGGTGGGCCGCAAACTGCCCACCTTGCCCGCCGCGACGCGGGAACTGAGCGATATAATAACCTGTCTGGTGAGCTCCGCGCTGATACAAAAAGAGAAAAACGAGGACGAGGAAAAAAACTTGAACGCCACGCAGAACCCGGGCCTATAGATTTTGCGTGGTATTTGACTATATGGGTAGTGTATTTACATCAAAGCGAGAAAGATTTTTGGAAATCGGCGACGCCGCGCAAGGTGATAGCCATAGCAAAAAAAAATAGCGAAATCAAAAACGGACTGGCAAAGAAAGAAGAACCCTTTAGCCTGTCCGCTTATTTTTTGGGAGGTGCGCAGTAATGCCGACCATCAGTACTAAATGGGAGAGCGCGGGAGACAAGGAGTACAAGGACGCACTCAAGGAAATAGAACGCGGCTTGAGCCAGACACGGGCGGAGGCTAAAAAACTGGCGGCGCAATACGAGGACGATGAGGACAGCGTAGAGGCGCTGGCAGCGACGAACGAAAACCTTGCGGATGTAACCAAGGGCCTTAACGATAAACTCGACCTCCAACGTGCCCGCCTTGCAGACCTCGCCAATGCATACGGCGAGACCGATAGCCGCACACAAGCCATGAGAAAGTCAGTTACGGAAACGGAGGCTGCTCTCATAAAATCACAGCACGCCCTCGAAAACAACACCGAGGCGCTAGAAGATGCGAAAGACGCAGAGGAGGGAACGGGCCAGGCAACGGAGCTGCTCAACGGCTTACTTGAGGGACTTGGCGATGTAACGGGCATACAACTACCTAAGGGGCTCGGCGAACTCGACGACACTTTGGGCGACGTTGATTTGACCATGCTCGGGGTTGCCGGTACGCTGGGTACAGTGGCGGGGGCGTTTATCAACCTTGGCAAAGAGACCCTTGAATATAACAAAAAATTACAGGAACTGAGTGATATAAGCAACATATCCACCGAGCAACTGCAAAAACTGGAATATGCGGGTGGTATGGTGGGTGTCTCGCTGGATACCATAGCGGACACCACGAAGGACCTCGGCAAAAACGTACAGGCCGCAATAGAGGGAGACGAAGAGCTCGCGGAAACTTTTCGAAAACTCAAAGTGCCAATCAAAGATGCACACGGCAATATGCGAGATATGGATGAGATATATCAGCGCGTTATATTCTCCCTCGCAGATATGGAGGAGGGCATAGAGCGCAATAATCTTGCAATGAAACTGTTTGGCGAATCCGGCATTAAGCTTAACCCGATCCTTAATGAGGGGAAAGAAGGGATTAAACAATGGTATGAAGCGGCCGAGGAAATGGGCTATGTCATGGATGAGGTATCGCAGAAAAACATGGAAAATATGAGCCGGAAGATAGATACCCTAACCACAAATCTTAAGGGCGGTTTTCGCCAGGCGATAACGAGTCTGATCGAAATTTTGAGCGGCGACGTGACGCTGGGAGACATGAGGCAGCGCCTCATATACGAAAACAGCAATTCTGCCTATAAAAGCGGCAGGGCGGGCCGCAACGCCGCTGGCACCGACAACTGGCGCGGCGGCCTGACTTGGGTAGGCGAGAACGGCCCGGAACTGATAGACTTACCGAAGGGAAGCAGGGTGTTGAATAATCAGGAGAGCCGCGGCGTGGGCGGCGACATATTTAACATCAGCGTTAATATGTCGCAGATAAGCGATATACAAAAACTGGTAGACATGGCGAACAACTACCGACGCAGCGTGCGGATGGGGTACGGAGGATAATATGGCGACATTAGCAGACTTGCCGCTCGGGGCAACAATACTCATCCCGGTAGGCACCGAAGAAAACAGGCTATGCGAGGTGGCGGATAAAAATAACCTCGTATCCGGCGGAGCGGTGCTGGTATACAAAAAAATATACGAATTATCACAAGCTAACGATTCAGCTCTCTACCCGGGTGGGAAACTGGATAACCTGATAAAAACCACAATATTTAACAGCTTTCCGCAAACGCTGCGCGAGAAAATGATAAACGCCACCTTCTCACTCTATGGCAGTGGCAGCATAACCCGCAAGATGTTCGCCTTGACCTACACCATGGCGGGCTTCGGTACGAACAACGGCACCACCGAGGGCAAAGCGCTCCAACACTACAACAGCGACGCAAACCGAATTAAGAAGAGACATAACGACTCGTATGCTACCTGGTGGTGGCTGTCGTCGTGCCACGATACCACCTCCTACTTGCGCTTCGTCGACTCCGATGGCACCGACGGCGGCAGAAACCGCCCGAACTCCGCTGGCGTTGTCCCCGCTTTTGTAATCCCTCAATCAACACAGTTGGAAGATAACCAAAACCCCGACGGCAGCTACTGCATAAAGGGCCTGCTTCCGAACGACAAAATAACCGCAACGGCGACAAAACCAAAAAACACATACGCCGGAAGCTGGGAGACCGTAAGATTCGAGTGGACGTACAAAAGCGAAAACGGCATCCCACAGAAAAAATACGAACTGCAATATAAAGACACGTCACATACAGAATGGACGGAGCTGCAAACAGGAGAAACGGCAAACACATACGCCGACATACCGCCGAACACCTTAGTTGCGGGAACCGTATACTGGCGTGTGCGCTGCACTAATATTTATGATGCCGTATCCGCATGGAGCACGGAAGTATCGTTTACGGCTCAGGGCAAACCATCCACACCGACGGTATCCGCAACGGCAAGCCCGAGGCCGGAAATAACATGGACAGGCGAGGGGCAGCTTGCCTATCAAATAAAGATCGACAATGCAGTATTGCACACCGCTTACAGCACTGACGGGCGGTATAAGGTTAAAGAATATCTGACTGATGGCGCGCACATAGCCGCAGTGCGGATACAGAACGAATACGGCCTTTGGAGCGATTGGGGAACGGCTGAATTTACCGTTGCCAACACCCCGGGCGCGCCAATAACACTTTTTGCCGCGGGCGGCGAAAAAGCGGCCCTTGCATGGACGGAAACGGATCACAAAACTTACTATATTTACCGCGATGACATACCAATAGCAAAAACCACGGCACACACATACTCCGACCAAATGGCCATAGGGACGCACAAATATAAAGTGCGCGGCGTTGCTGGAGACAGTTACTCCATGTCCAATGAGGTCACGGTCACGCTTTCGGTAGACGCGCCGGAGATAGCGGCGCTGGGCGAAATGCAATGGTTGCGGCTGGAATATTCCACCGCGCAGAATAGCCCGCTGGGCGTGTCGACGTATCAGGATGTAGCGTATCAGTTTTACGCCGGGCGGCGGTACCCCGTGGCTGAGACCTCGCAGCAAATAACCAAAATATACAGTTTTAACGCTGCTTTTAACGATGCGGCGCAGGCAGCGGCTTTTGAGAGGCTGCTGGGCAAGACCGTGATATACAGAGATCAGCACGGCTGCCTGTGCACCGGCCCGCTGATGGGCTTCGAACTGAGCGCAGACCAGTTTTTCAGGGCGTTTTCGTGCAGCGTACAACAGACGGACAACAATGAGAGGATCGAGTATGATTGATACGATGAGCGTAGTAGCCAGCCGCTTTGAGGTGATACGCAACGGGGCTGTTACAGAGCACAATCTGACGGCGGTGGGGGATGACTATCCCACCGTCACCATGGCTGCCGACGGCGAAATAAAGACCTCCATGTACGGCGTGTTCGAGCATAACGACAATGTGGATTATCTAAACGATGAAATAAGGCCGTATTACATCAAGGACGGCATAGAGTATCCTCTCGGCATATACATGGTGGGCACGCTGACCACCAAACACACTAAATACGGCAAGGACGAGGACACCATAGAGGCATACGATCGGGCACTGAGACTCAAACAGACCAAAACCGAGACCCGGTATTATATTGCGGCGGGGACGCCATACATGACCGCGATACAGGGCCTTATTATGGGGGCGGGGATACCGCGCATACGGATGGACGATTGCGAGGACACTCTTGCCACAGACCGTGAGGATTGGGAAATAGGAACGGAATATCTCACCATTATCAATGCACTGCTGTCCGAGATAAACTTTTCGGATATTTGGTTTGATTTTGATGGGGTGGCCCGCCTTGAAAGGTACGAGGCCCCGTCCAGCTCCAACATAGACCGGGAGTATCGGGACGACGAATATAGTATTATCGCCCCGGAATACACAGAGGAAATGGACATATATGAGGCCCCCAACGTTTTCATCGTCAACGTATCTAACCCTGACTATGACAACCCCATGACCGCTACGGGCGTTAATGACAGCATGATCTCCGCTTTGTCCACGGTACGCAGGGGGCGGCGCATATTGGCGACGCCGGTTGAACTGGATAATATAGCAAACCAGACGGCGCTGCAAAAATACGCGGATAATCTTGCTGTAAAATCCATGTTTGCAACGCAAAAAATCAAATTTTACACGGCCATAAACCCGGCCCATGGCGTAGGAGATGTTATCGCGCTGTATAACGGGGAGCTGGTGGGCGTATACGAGGAAACCGACTGGAAAATAGAGATACGCCCTGGCGCCCTCATGGAGCATCAGGCAAAAAAGGTGGTGTTCGTGTGATATATCAGGAGCAGGAAGCACTGTTTTTACAAAAGCGCAGGCCATCAGCGGCGAAATTTGCCACCGTGGTGGCAGTGTCCGGCGGCAAAGCCACGCTCAAATTTGACGGAGAAACTGCCGCTACGCAGAAACGCTATAAATATAACGCCGCGCTCTCGTTGAAAGCGGGCGACCGGGTAAAAGTGAATAAGGTATCCGGCACTTATGTCATAGAATACAAACTGTAGGAGGGTGACTATGCTTACAGGCATTATACGCGGGCAGAGGCTTATGCTGCGTACACCGCTTGTGGTAGCGGACAGCATAAACTATCTGACTGCAAAATTTGCGTTTGACGCCGACTGGAAGGGCCGCGTTATCACGGCCTATTTTGTATGCGGAGATAAGACCATAACCGCGGAGCTCGCAAGCGGCGAAATCACCGCGGCGCAGGGAATAAACCTCACTGCGGGACGCTGGGAACTGAAACTATCCGGCATAAAGGCTGACAGCCGCGTGACGGCGGGCCCGGTATGGTTTGACGTACTGCCGTTCGGCGCTGCGGATGGCGAACTGCCGGATATATCCCTGACGCAGTACGAACAACTCCTTGCAAAAATCGGCGACATGGACGATCTGGCCACCGCGGACAAGAATACCCTTGTAGCGGCCATAAACGAGGCGGCGCAGAGTGGCGGCGGTTCCGGTGGCGGGGGATTGCCGGCGGGCGGAACGCCAGGGCAGGTACTCACTCGAACCGCAAACGGCTCGGCGTGGCAGGACGGCACTCCAGGCCCCGTCGGCCCCCAAGGCCCCGAAGGCAAGAAAGGCGATAAAGGCGACACGGGAGCCGCAGGAGAAACGGGCCCCACTGGCCCCAAAGGTGAGCAGGGCCCCACTGGCCCCAAAGGCGACCCCGGAGACAAGGGAGACACGGGTCCCAAGGGCGATACGGGAGCCACAGGCGAACGAGGCCCCGCAGGAGCGCACTATACGCCCTCTGTGACCGCTGACGGCGATTTGTCGTGGAGTAATGACGGCGGGCTGGATAACCCCGCCACAGTCAATATACGGGGGCCACAGGGCGCACAGGGAGCCAAGGGCGACACGGGCGAAGGATTTGCCGTGTTGGGCTATTACGCTTCTCTCTCGGCATTACAAGCCGGAGTATCTAACCCCTCCGCTGGCGACGCTTACGGCGTGGGCGCGGGCGAACCGTATGATATATATATCTGGGACGGTGTAAATTCCAAGTGGGTAAACAACGGCCCCTTGCAGGGCGCAAAAGGTGAGCAAGGCCCCACTGGCCCTAAAGGCGATACGGGCCCCAAGGGCGACCCCGGCGCGAAGGGCGATACGGGTGAGCAAGGCCCGCAGGGTATACAAGGCCCCAAGGGCGACACCGGCCCGTATTTTACCCCCGCCGTCTCTGCCGAGGGTGTTATCTCATGGAGCAACAACGGCGGGCTGGATAACCCCGCAAGCGTCAGCATCAAAGGCCCGCAGGGGACAAAGGGCGACACGGGCGCGCAGGGAGCACAGGGCGAACAGGGCCCCGCTGGCCCTAACGAGATAACTGCCGACACCGCGACCAACATTAACGGCCTGCTAAAGGGCAACGGCTCAACCGTACAGGTGGCACAATCTGGCGTTGACTACGCCGCCCCCGCCACAGATACCGTTGTCACGGTCTCCGCGTCTGCGTGGAGCGATAATACTATAACGCTGTCCGTTACTGGCGTTATGGTTGATTCAAAGCTGGAAATCGGGCTAAGCGACACAGCCACGGATGAACAGTACGCAGCGGCAACGGCAGCGCAAATACGAGCCACGGGCAGTGGAAATGGAACGGTGACGCTAAAAGCGACAACCGCGCCTACAATTGACCTGCCTATAATCATAAGGAGGCTTAGCTAATGGGCATTATATCAAGATTCCCGGCTGGTGCAACTAAACCTTACATCGAGGAGATATACGACAGCGACGAAAAGTTGATCGATGTAAAGCTACATGGATATACGCAGATTCGGGATTACGCCTTTTACAACTGCTACAATTTAGCCTGCACCAGTCTTCCTGCCGGAATTACGAGTATCGGAGATGAGGCATTTCGAGATTGTTCGAGTTTAGCTCTAACCAGTCTCCCCGCTGGGATTACGAGCATTGGACGGGCGGCCTTTTATCATTGCATCAACTTGGCCTTAACCACCCTACCGAACGGACTTACCAGCATTGGCGAATTGGCCTTTAGCGGTTGCACTAACTTGGCCTTAACCACCCTGCCGAACGGACTTACTAATATTGGCAATGCTGCGTTTGTGTATTGCTCAAGCTTAGTTTCACTGACTTTTGAAGGTACGCCAGAAAGCATAGGGGACAGCGTATTTGCCGAATGCAACAACCTAACTACCATCAACGTACCGTGGGCAGAGGGCGCGGTAGCAAATGCGCCGTGGGGAGCGACAAATGCAACTATAACCTACGGGTATACGGGCTAAAACACAAGAAAGGAGCCGCAAGGCTCTTTTTTAATACAAAAAAAGAAAGGAAAAAATCAAAATGAAGAAACTCACTTGTATCCTCGCGGTAATGCTCATGCTGTGCCTCTGCACCGTAGCCTACGCCGCAGACCCCGTAACTCTGGATATAACCGCGCTGGACTACCAGACCGGCAAGGCGGTATCCAAAACTTACGTCAACAACGAGCTTTTCCTACTCAAGGTTGACCTGGGCATACCCCGTTTTTTCGACCTGACCGATATGGAGCTTATAATCGAGCTGGACGGCGTAAAGCTGGACGCAAACGACCTGAGATTGGAGGCCGGAACATATTACCTGAGCGGCATAGTTACCGACCAGCCCGCCGCCCTCCGTATAACCGTCAAGGACAAGGCCTACGACAACGCCACTACCGCCGAAGAGCTTTACAACGCCATGCAGCAAAACAGGACTGTAAGCAAGACCTACTATTTTAACGCCGCGCAGCCCGCCGAACAGCCCATCGCGAAAAATCCCGTGGTGATACCCAAGACCGGCGACATATCTATTATAGCCTATGCCATCCCCCTCTCCCTGATAGGCTTTGGCCTCTTTGTGGCAGGTAAACGCAGATGAGCAGAATAGACGGTTTTATCGCCTACCTGGAATCCCACGTAGGCGATATGTATGTATGGGGAGCGCAGGGACAGCGCGTGGACACTATGGGCACCCCCGAGGCATGGATCAGACGCAGGGAGACCAGCACCCGCAATTACGACAGGGCCGTTAAGTTCTTCCGGGGCGCCGCCAAACGCCCCCTATATGCTTTTGATTGCTCCGGTCTGATCGTCCATTATATCAGCGACACTATGCACTGGATCAAGGGCGACACCTCGGCCCACGGCCTATACGGCATGTGCCGGGATAACCGGGGCTATTTTGGCATGGCAGAAATGCGTCCCGGCGATTTGCTATTTATCGAGGGCGCGAAGAACGGCCAGAAGGCCATGGTACATGTCGGCGTATACGTCGGCGATGGCTACACCATAGAGGCCAAAGGCCGGGACGACGGCGTATGCAAACGCCTGCTATCTCAAGGCGACTGGACACACTGGGGGCGCCTGCCTCTGCTGCAAGCGGATGATCCAGAAGAAACGGAGGAAAAAGTGGCAAAGAAAATCGAACTGACCAGCCCTATGATGCGGGGCGAAGATATCAAGGCATTGCAGACCGCCCTTAACGCTCTGGGCTATGACGCGGGGGACGCGGACGGCATAGCGGGCAAAAACACCATTGCGGCCATACAGCGGTTTGCGGGCGACTATGCAAACGCCGGGGAAAAGGAACTGCCGGAGGTGTTACAGGCTACCGTATCCGTGGACGGCAAAATCTATGTAGGCACATTAAAAAAATAAGGAGGAGCACCCATGACCAAGGAATGGATATGGGCAATCGTAACGGGACTGAGCGGCATTTTGCTGGGCTGGCTGGCTCACATAAAGACCGCGAGAAAGGACGCGGTTGACGCGGCGACACACGACACCGCCATTGATACCGCGCTCAAATCGGACGTGGACTACATCAAACGCGGCGTGGACGATATCAAACTCGATATGCGGGCGCAGGCTACAAAAATCGAGGACATAGACCTCCGCGTGGCTCGTGTGGAGGAAAGCACGAAAAGCGCCCACCACCGGCTGGACAGGCTCGAAGCACACAACAACTAAAGGAGGAAAAGAAAATGAAACTCTCGAACAAGGTATACGACATTCTCAAGGCAATCGCCCTGATCTGGCTGCCCGCCATAGGCACACTGTACTTCGCCCTCGCGGGTATATGGCAGCTCCCCTACCCTGAGGAGATCGTCGGCACCATCACCGCCGTTGACACGTTCCTGGGCGCGGTGCTGGGCATATCCTCAGCAAACTACAACAAGCAGTAGCCCCCCGGACGGGATTCCCTTTCAATAGCCCCCGGCAAACGTCGGGGGCAAATCTTGTATAAAGGAGGTGTAGGCTTTTGGAGAAGCGGCCTCTTATTATATGGACAAGACCCTGCTCAATTCCCGCCCCCGGTCAGAGTGGGAAGCACTCATACACGAATGGATACATAACGAAAAAGACCGCTGGCTGATAACCCGCCGCCTTTTAGACGGGGTGCCATACGACGCTCTGACGGGCGAGTACCAGCTTAAATTTGAAATACCCCTTGAATACGACCAGATACGAAGGCGGTGCAAGGCCGCCGAAAAACAACTGAAAACGCACTGTAAATAGCCGATAAATAGCCGATGGGAGCAATCCTGTCGGCTCTTTTTTTATGCCAAAATTCAGGTAGAAGGGAGCGTGAAACAGTGTATCCATACCAACCTTATTTTAACCAGCAAACCCAATATCAGCGAACCGAAGTAGTCAAAGTGAACGGCGAGGGCGGCGCAAAGGCATATCAAATGCCCCCTAATAGTTCCGCTCTTCTATTAGACGAAACGGCCCCCATAGTGTGGCTTAAAACAACGGACGGGGCGGGGTTCCCCTCTCTCTCGCCTTACAGCATAACCCCGTATAAACCCGCTCCGCCTGTCGATGTGAACGGTCTTGAACAGAGAATAGCCAGATTGGAGGAAATGATAAATGCCAAACCCGATACTACAAATGCTAAGCGGAGGAAGTCCGAGGAAACTCAACCCACAAATGATAGCGCAGGCTAAACAGATGATGTCCGTTCCCGGACAAATGCAGAAGATAAAGCAGATGATAGGCAACGGCGACCCTAAACAGATGTTTTATGCGGCCTGCAAACAATATGGGATAGACCCCGAGGATATTCTTTCTGAATTAAGATAGACCATTACCCGAAGCGCGCGCGGGATTGGAATATAAATCGAAAGGAACTTTAGAACTATGGATAATATGCCCTCTCTCGCGGATATAGCCGCGGTAACTGATGGCAAGACTGACGGCTTCAACGGAGGCTTCTGGATATTCGCCCTTATCATACTTTTTGCTATGATGGGCGGCGGCTTTGGCGGCTGGAACCGCCAAGGCGAATTTGGACAGTATGCCACCGCTGCGTCTCAGCAGGAAATTCTCTTCGGTCAGCACTTCGGCCAGATCAATGACCGTTTGACTAACATCGGCAACGGTATATGTGATTCCACCTTCGCGCTGAACAACGCTATCACCACCGAAGGCCGGAACCTGTCCAGCCAGCTCGCAAACTGCTGCTGTGAACAGAGGCTCGGTATAGCCAACCTCTCAGCGCAGTTGAACCAGAACACCTGCGACATAACCACCGCTATCCACGCCGAGGCCGAGGCCACCCGCTCCCTGATACAGGCGAACGAAATGCAGGCTCTCAGGGACAAAGTGTCCAGCCTTGAGATGGATAACCGCATGTACGGAGTAGTCCGCTATCCCAACGGTTACACCTACAACGCGGGGAATTCTCCCTTCTGTGGTAATAATTGCGGCTGCTGCTGCTAATTCCGGCTATGCCGTGATATATCGGGGCGGCGTATGCTGCCCCTTGATTTTCGAAAGGAGCATAATAAAAATGGCTTGTAAAAATGTATGCAAACTCTGCCCCAACCTTATAATCTCCCAGGCCGTTACCTTCACGGCGGGAACCGGGCTGATAATCAACCTCCCGGCAGGCAACTATAACGACGATCAGAAATACTGCATCGTGGTAGCTCAGTCTATCCCGGCGGCTACCACTATAACCGCGCCCGTGTTTGTCACCATAGGCGCCGGCACGGAACAGTACCCGCTGATAGATAGTTGCTGCGCCCAGGTCACAGCCTGCGCCATACGCACCCGCACCAGGTATGCTACCATCGTCAAGACCAACGCCACGGGCGGCAGCTTTAAACTGCTCAATAAAACATGCGCACTCACCAACAGCCTTGCAAGCATTAACGGAGGCGCAGAGTAATGAGCTTTAAGGAGATCATACGCCTGATATCCGAAAGGCACACCGATATGACAGAGGTGACCGATGCGCTCTCTGATATGATGTACACGGTAAAGGACCGCCTGCCGGAGGTGTACAGAGAAACAATGTATTGCCTCGAAGAAATAGCATATCGGATAACTCCCGAAGAGGCGCGGCAGATAGTCAAGGGTATGCGCCCATACGGTCAGAAATGGGACTATGATACCATCAAGGCGTTTCTGGCGACGAAAGGCATAACGGCGGTATGCAAATACTATCTGTGCATGAATATGTACTACAACGACAGCCACGATACCGCCGAAATGGTAGGCAGGGGAGAAGACCCAGAGTTTTATTTCAGCCTTGCAAAAGATTTCATTAACGATATAGACGGTAAGGATTTCAAGGTTGAAAAATATTTTACTGCGTAACTGGCAACCTTCCGGCAACTTTCCGGCAACCTTTTATTTCAAGCCCTAAAACGAGCGTAAACGAAAAATATAGATAAACAGCCGCTTTTTACGGACGAGAAACTGCAAGGAACTGAATAAAAAACGGGTAGCCGCCGGATACCAAACATCAAAAACGCTCGTGTTGCACGGGCGTTTTTCTTAGGTATTTAGGGCTTTTTTGATTGCTTGTGCTCATTTTGTGGTTTCGCTTTGGCAACTTTCTGGCAACTTTTTTTTGAAAGCGTCCATAACCGCGCCCGCGCTTGCGTCCTCTTTTTCCTTTGAAAGGTGTGAATAAATTTCAAGCGTCACCTTTACGTTGGCATGGCCGAGGAATTTCTGCGCGGAAAGCACGTCAATGCCGGCATTATAGAGTATGGAGGCGTAATTGTGCCGGAAGTAGTGCGGCGTGAGGATAGAGGCGCCGTCCTCTCTTGTTTCTATGTCGGGCCCCAACTCTGCCATACGCTCCATCAGCGAACGCCAAAGCCTATTTGAAGAGGAATTGCGGTAGTATGTTCCATCGGGGGCGGGGAATACAAACGCCTGAGGGAATCCCCGCACGAGCATTTCCGCCAGCTCGTCCGGCAGGGGTATATCCCGTATGCTCTCCTTCGTCTTGGGCGGGGTTATCGTGCCCTTCCTTAAATTGACCTGCTGCCGGACGTGTATGACTTTCTTCCTGAAATCTACACATTCCCATTGCAGGCCGAGGGCTTCGCCGAGCCTCATTCCGGTATAGTATAGCAATGCCACCAGCAGGCCGTTTTCCTCCTGCATCAACTTCTTTGCCGCCGCTTCCTCCGCTTCCGTCAGCGCCCGGCGGCTTGACTTTTCTTTCGAGGGCTTGACCAGCCCCACGGTCACGTCCCGCTGGATTATCCCCTCGGAGTATGCCCGCTTAAAGACGGATTCTAACACATGGTGTACATTTTCGATTATGGTTACGCACGTATCGCCCTTGGAGTTAAGCAGCTCCTGCAAATCCATAGTGGATATTGCGGTGAGCCGCTTGTCCCCCAGAACAGGCAATATGTGCTTGTTGAGTGCCGTCTTATATCCGCTCTGTGCCGATTCCTTTATATTCGGCTTTTTGTAGACGTTATACCACTGTATGGCGTATGGGCCGAAAAGCGCGTCCTTCTGCGCGGTGCGCCCGGTGATGAACTCCTGCCTGACCGCCTCCTTCGCGGCCTCCAAATCCTTCTTTGTGCGCCCGGACACATATTTTATCACGCTGCCGCCGTTCATATCCTTGCCGACGGTTACTTTAGCCCTATACCTCCCGTCGCTTTGTCTTGCCATTTACAAAAACCTCCCGTTATGCTAAAATCGGAGGCGGAGAAGCATCCACCTCTGATCCCCCCTTGCGCTGCGCCGACAGCCGGGGGATTATTTTATTTTGTCAAGCAGAATAGCCTTTTTCTCTTCAAATTCCTCGTTGCTCAGAATACCGCTATCTCGCAAATCGCCGAGTTTGCGAATTTGGTCAACGGCATCGATGGAAAGCGCGGACTGCACGCTTGGGCCGTATATTCTGTCGCGCTGCTTATCAGAAAGAATTACGGCGCCATCACCGTCCGTGAAAGTGCCACTGGCTATACTGCACAAGTCCGCAAGGGTTCCAAGGCCGAAACAGCCTGCCGTGAGTAACCAGAGAAGAGCTGTGAGCGGCTTATCGACATAGAACCTGTGTATTCCTAAACCGCCTAAAAATATACATAAAAGCAGAGTGGTTAGCCAACTCTTTTCAGACACATCATGGTTGTGACCTTCGGCACCATCCACACTTTCGGTCACGTCCATTTTTTCTGGTTCAACATTCACACGCTCCTCTTCCGAAGAGGGCGAAACGATCATTGCCCCCTCGCGTCTTGCTCGTTCCGCCTTATTCTTTTTTATACATTCCTCACAGTGCCCAAGGTTGTTGAGCGGCAAGAACAACCCCTTTTTCCCACACTGAGAGCACTGATGTATCATACCCATTGACCAAACCCTCCTATTTTAACCTTTTCCATTCTTTTATGCTGATGTATATGAGAAAGCCTGCGAATATCGCGAAAACCAGCATTATACCCCCTGCTATTGTCGATAAATGCTTAGTTTCGGGGCGTATCAGCCCCATGCTCGGATATCTGCTATCTATGATAAATATTCCGCTTAAAACCACCATCAATAACACGGAAACACCTGACAACAGGGGCAACTGAATGTTTTTACGCCGCCCTTCGGCTACCAGATCGTTTATACGCTCCTTGTTAGTGGCGATAAGTTCTTCGTATAAATCCTCTTTACTATATCCTTGCGGAACTCTCACAAAGTCAGAATCTATATCCCGCAGACTTTTGCCAATGGTATTTAATATCCTTATCAGCGTATCTACGCCGGGATTTGATGTTTGCCCGTGAAGCACCTTTTTGACAGTAGCGAGCGACAGCCCGCATTCGTCCGCGATCTCCTGCTGCGTCTTACCGGATTGCCGCACAAGCTCCTGTAATCGCTCAAAGTCCATTATTTTACCCCCCATTTAAACAATTTTTACCCTGAAAGGATACTATTTGTGGCTTTAAAAAACCAAGGGAACGAGATATGCTTAATTCAGACCGGGGCGGCTCCCACGAAGCTTCTCCGCCGTTCTGGCCGAGGCAGAGGTGAACGGCTCCCGCTCCCTCTGCCGGTTAAAGGCGAATCTGAGGCACGATTTGTGCAACATCGTTGAGCACAGTCCCGTTTATGGTACTTTCATACAAATTCCCCCTTTTTTGCTTATTGTGAGTATGCTATTATCAAAAAAAACAGAACAAATGTTTGGAGGTGGAAACAAATGACGAAAAAAGAAGAATTAAAGGAAATCATAGATGGAATGACGATAGAGGAAATCACTTTGGCATTTTTGCTGCTTGCCAAGTCGCCAGAAACAGAGCGGCTTGTTCTTCGGTCATACTGTCAACGACCGCCTTTAGCATAGCTTTACTGGAGGTGGTTTCCTCTGGGATATCTTCCCAGCCCATTAGATAGGCCGGCGTAGTATGCAAAGCAACTGCAAGGGCGGGAATACGTTCATACCTCAAATTCTTAATCTTACCGCTTTCCCATCGCTGCACGGTGGCCTCTGAGACACCAACTGCCTTTGCAATATCGGCGAGGGTTAAATCCAATTCTTTCCTGCGATTCCTCATTCTTTCTTCCAAAACCATTTTACTATCCTCCTCGTAAGCCTATAATACACTTCTTTATTTTGAAATGCAATAAAAATTACTCAAAATGCAAAAAAACTTTCGCGCCACGTATTGACTTTTGGGCGCGACGGGGCTATTATAAACTTACGCAATACGTAAGAAACGGAGGCGGAAAGGTTGTACGAAATCAATGTCCCCAAACTTAGGGGGAAAATGACTGAAAAGAATTATACGATATCATCATTGGCGAATACACTGGGGATAGACCGAAATACTCTGGCGAAATACCTATCGATACCGAGTAAAATACCGTATGATGTGATGGTCAAAATTGCCGAATGCGTATGTGACAGCAGACAAGAAGCGACGGACATTTTTTTTGCAAACCAACTTACGCAGAACGTAAGGACAAACGAACAAACCGCATAGGAGGACAGCGGCACCATGTTTAGAGACAAGTGGACGTGCAAATGGGAAGAGCAGGACGCGGACAAGAAACTGCTGAGCCTTTACGAAGAAATCAGGCGGACGCAAACGCAAATATTCGTGCTCGGAGCGCTCGTCATATTAGGGCTAATACTGCAAGCGATAGAGAAACTGCTGTAACCAGCGCACCGACAAGTGATCTTTGCAGGAAACCGCGACCGTCTTGCGTTATGAGCAATAAAAGCCCGTTACGGCCTTCGGCGATGTACCTGACGGATATCAGGTTCTTGTTATACAGCTGGTTTATACAACCCTGCGCGAACTTTTTACCCACGATGCGGTCAACATCGGATACGCCGAAGCCCCGATGAAAATAAGCGTAAACAAGAATACGGAAAGAAGCAAAACTCAGCATAAAACCCCTTTTTACTTTTGATTATACCACAGAAAGGAAACCGCCATGGATAACTTTGACAAGCTCCTGCGGGACATGATAACCGCCGCCGTGGACGAGCGTATAAACAGCGTCGAGGCGCTGGAAGAGCGCATGGTGAAGATGCACGGCGAGTATGTCACCACCAAGCGGGCATCCGAGATCATCAACGTAGACCCCGGCACCATACGCGCCATGTGCAGGGATGGGCGCCTCATGGCGACCGCCGCCGACGGCCACGCCCCCCTCATACTGGTGCGGAGCATGGCCTCCATGGTAGAGGATAAGACAGCGGATCAGCCCAGGGTAAAGGCTGCCCGCCGCCATAAGTACGACGATTGCAAATACAAAGTGCAATAGCTCCCCGCACGAAAGGGGAGAGCAGAGGGCGGCATCTTGGGCCGGTGTCCGATGGGCAGAGTTTATAATCTCCTTTTTGATATACACAGACCACCTGATATGTCCGACAAAACGCTGCTTCTGCTCACCGCCCTCTGCTGTCTCCTTTCGCGGGAGGTGATGCGAAAGACCTAACAAACCCACAACAGCACGTTAGCAACTCGACCGGGCGAGTATAAACAGGATTCAGGCCCGGTGCGTCTCCCGCGGACGGGTTTGCCGATAGCCCGCGCCGCCGGAGGGTATCAGATCATCAAGGAGGACATAAAAAAATGAAATTAGGAGAACTGGCATTCGGAAGCAACGTCAAAATCCCCGAGCGCCGCGAGGACGGAACCTACGAGCTGACTGACTACACCCTCGGTTGCCTCAATAATTTTGACGTAGGCGCCGCAGGGCTTATCCGCGAGGAGGTACACAGCCTGTGCCGGTTCGGCGACAGCGCGGAGTACGCCGGATCAGACCTGGACAAACGCATGACGGAAATATACAACAGCTACCCCAACGAGCTTAAAGAACTGATTATCCCCAGCACAATCCCGTTATACAACGGCAGCGGCGCCGAGGATATAACCCGCAAGGTGTTTGCCCCCACGTTGACCATGGTAGGCTGCGGCGACAATGAAGGAGCGGACGAGGGATTCACATGGCCTATATTCACGGGAAGAAATAGCCGCGAAAAGACCTTTAACGGCTCGGCTAATGTCTGGTGGCTTTCTTCGCAGTTCTCCTCTGACGTCGCGTGGTTCGTCGGCACGGGCGGCTCCGCCTACTACTTCGGCCTCCCGTCGCTCACGCTTGGTGTTGTCCCCGCTTTTGTAATCCCTCAATCGGTGCAGATTGACGACACACCGGATAATGACGGCAGCTACAGATTGACGGTGCTGCCAAGCTATTGCTCGTAAAAAGCCATGAAAAGCAAACGCACAAAGGCATGTGAGATACCGCAAAAGGTCAAACGGTGGGTATGGGAGAGGGATCATCATTGCTGCGTCCTGTGCGGCAGACCCGGCAACCCTGACGCGCATTTTATTCCGCGCTCCCATAATGGCAAGGGAATAGAAGAGAACATCGTCACCCTATGCCCCGAGTGCCACAGGGATTACGACAATTCAGAACGCAGGCCGGAGATCAGAAAGGCTCTTAGAGCGTACCTCATGGCCAAATACCCGGATTGGGACGAGGAAAAGCTGGGATACCGTAAGTGGAGGAGTGATTACATATGCAAGTAAGGGAGCTTTTACCCATGATCGCCCTGCTGAAAACACAGCGGGTACGACTGTACCACTCGCCGGACGGGGCGCTGATCGGAGACTTCAGGAGGGAGGATATTCTTCCCGCCGTCTGCGACAGAACGGTAGCCGCCCTGCTCGATGCGTCCCTGCTGTGCATGGACGCCAACAACAACTACATCAATTTATACGTTGCAACGGGAAAGGACAATTGAAATGTGGGGAGCATTTTTTAGCTGGGGAGTGCCGATGTTTGTGATCGGCATAATGACGGGCTTTGCCTTCGCGCCCCGCAAAAGGAGATAGATATGGAAGCGTGCATAACCGGACAAACCCTGTGCTGGCGTTGCCGGAGGGCGACCAACGCGCCGGGTATGGGCTGCAGCTGGTCACGCCGCGCCGATCCCGAACCCGTTGAGGGCTGGGAGGCAAGGGAGACAACGCTGAAGGGCAGCGACTATTACCACGGCAAAAACTACACGACAATTATACAGTCCTACGTCATCCGCGCCTGCCCGCTGTTTTTACCGGACGGGAAAAGCGAGCCGCCGCGCATATACAGGAAGTGGATCGTCGAAGTGGAAGGCGAGTGGCTGACAACGCAGGAGACGAGGGAGCGGCTGGGCATCGACAGGCACGAAATATACAAACTGATCGAGCGCGGCAAGCTCAACGCCAGACAAGTGGAGCGAATGAGCTAAAAACATATCATAGGGAGGACATAAAAAATGAAATTAGGAGAACTACCATTCGGAACCAACATCAAAATCCCCGAGCGCCGCGAGGATGGAACCTACGAGCTGGCTGACTACACCCTCGGTTGCCTCAATAATTTTGACGTAGGCACCGTAGGGCTTATCCGCAAAGACATACACAGCCGGTGCTGGTTTGGCGACAGCACGGAGTACGCCGATTCCGACCTGGACAAACGCATGACCGAAATATACGACAGCTACCCCGACGAGCTTAAGGAGCTGATTATCCCCAGCACGATCCTGCTATATAACGGCAGCGGCGCCGAGGATATAACTCGTAAAGTGTTTGCCCCCACAATGACCATGGTAGGCTGCGGCGACAACCACGGAGTGGACGAAGGTTTCGCATGGCCTATATTCACGGGAAGGAATAGCCGAATAAAGACCCTCAACGGCGTGGCTGCTCTCTGGTGGCTTTCCTCGCGGTACTCCTCTGGCGACGCTTGGGTCGTCTACATGGACGGCTCCGCCGACGACTTCGACTCGTCTTTCACGTTTGGTGTTGTCCCCACTTTTTTAATCCCTCAATCGGTACAGATTGACGACATACCGGATAATGACGGCAGCTACAGATTGACGGAGATGGAAAGCTATTGCTCGTAAAAAGACTGCTAAAAACATATCAAAGGAGGACAAAAAAGTGGAAACAACTGAAAGGACATTCGGCGTTTGCCGCTACTGCGGGCAACTGCTCAATATCAAGAGCTATTTGGCCCTACACCCAAACATCGACGACCCGGACGAGGACGGGATAGCTACCCTCATATGCGACTGCAAGGAGGCCAGACGTGTCCGTGACATTCATGAGGCTACCCTTCGGGGAGAGAGCGACCGCATTGAGGCCCTACAAAAGGCAGAGGATGTCATCGAGGAGCTTTTTGCAGGCAACCCGCACCAGAAGCGTGTGGCCGTGGACGAGCAGACGCGGGAGATATTGCAGCAGCTTGCCGAGCGGGTGTACGGCGGATTTGTGGATAAAGCGGTCATAACCACCACGGACGGAGTTAAGGCCACCGTAAAGAGCACCGGCTCCGCCGCTATCGGCATAGCCATAGAGCGCAGCGAGACCAAAAAGGAGAAAAAGGAGATATAACCGTGGAAAGGAAGATACTGGACGTAACGTGCGGATCCCGAACGATATGGTTTAATAAGCATCACCCGGCGGCGGTTTACTGCGATAAAAGAGAGATTGAAATGACGGGCATATGGAGAAGTGGGGAGGGGCAGAGCGAACGCAAGTGCATTATCAAGCCCGATATAGTATGCGACTTTACACAGTTACCTTTCCCGGACAACGCTTTTGCACTTGTTGTTTTTGACCCGCCACACCTCACAGGGGCAAAAGAAACATCGTGGCTGGTTAAAAAATACGGGAAACTTGACGACAACTGGCCACAAATGCTGCATGACGGCTTTGCAGAGTGCATGAGGGTTCTGAAACCCGACGGAACCCTTATTTTTAAATGGAGCGAACGCGATATTCCGGCGGATAAGGTGTGGGCAGCTATTGGCCAGAAGCCGCTGTTTGGGCACCATAGCGGGAAAAAATCACAAACGTTCTGGGCGTGTTTTATGAAGGGAGTTATTTAACTATGGGGGAAAAGGAGATATACAGCGCCCTAATCCGCGCCATAGGGGAGCACATGGACACAAAAGGCCGGGCCGCTGTCAGCGTCAACGGCAGGCCCGCCCTGATAATAACGATAGACCGGGAGACCGGAGAGGTTACCGCCCGCAATGCGATCACTGACACGACCGCCGCCGACGCGGTAATAGACTACCTCAACACTGTTGCCGGGACGAAATATCAAAAAACACCGAAAAACCGCAGCTATATCAACGCCCGCATTGCGGAGGACCATACGCCGGAGGACTGCCGCCGGGTGATAGACAGCCGCTGGGCAATGTGGAAGGGGACGAGCATGCAGGAGTATATGCGCCCCTGCACCCTGTTTAACAGCGAGAAATTTGAGGGCTACCTCGCGGCGGCGAAAACCAACGTCAAAAAAATCGCTGGGAGTTATTTTATGAACCACATTCAGCATCAATACTCCGCCGACGAACTGGCAAAAATAGGCGTTGACCTAATCGGGGATTTGGGGGAGGACTGAAAATGCCAAAAAAGAAAAAGGAAGCGCTGCCTACCTACACCGTCCTGATCCGCACGCCCGCCGGGACGCAGACCATTATTGAGACCAACGACTTTGCGAAAGCCAGACGGACATATGCCCAGTACAAGGGCTCATGCCGCCTGTGCATTGACGGGCGGGAGCTGAGGATGCTCGAAGCGGACGAGTTGATGGACGACCACAGCGACAAAGTGATAGAGCAGATATTTATCCCGCGCCGCACGAAGAAAACCGAGGACATACACGCATTAAAGCCTGCCCGGTAACACGGGCAGGACTTGACCTTTTGCCGGGTGCGGCAATCACCCGGTCCTCCATTATGATAGGGTGGCGGCAGGTGCGGCCAACGGGGAAACGCCCGCACTGCAAACCACCGCCCCCGGCAAAGGGCCAAGACATGATTATTAAAAAAAAGGAGGCCGCCATGCAGCGGGTACGGCGTGATATATATTCCGGCGTGGTGCTGGAGCGGATCATATACTCCGTGGGAGACAGGACACAAAAACCCTACCGCCCGCGAAAACCGAGGTTTAAGACTGACGAGGAACGGGCGCGGTTTAACTCTGAGGTAGCCCGCCGGGCCCATACCCGGATCATCAACGAAAACTTCACCCCGGCCTCACTATACAGCACACTCACCCAGGACGACGAGCACGAGGTACACGATTTTAAGGATTTCCGCCGCCTCTGCGTCAACTTCCGGCGCCGGCTGCTCTACGCCTACCCGGAGGCAAAAATCGTTATCTACATGGGGCGCGGCAAAAATACCCACCGCATACATGCCCACATGCTGACGGACGGAGTGCCTGAGGAGGCCATACGCAAACAATGGACGCTGGGCAGCGTCAATCGCTGCGAGCACCTCCGGGCGCACATCCACTATGACGGCATAGATCACGGCCCGGACTATACGGGGCTGGCCAATTACTTGTTTAGTCACTGGACGCCGGAGCAGGGCGGGCACCATTACATGGCAACCCGCAACCTTGCCCCCTGCGGCAGGGAGCAGACAAAACCCATAAAACGCAACTACACGCCGGCCAAACCGCCGCATACACCGAAGGACTATATCCTCGTCGAGAGCGGCGCGACAGAGTTCGGCTTTACCTATTTCAAATATGTCAAAATCCCGTCCAAGCGGCGGTGTTAAGCGGCGCAAAGCACAAGGCTTTTACCGGGGCCTTGTAAATGCGTCGAATTTTACGACGATATCAAAAAGGAGGTAAAAACAATTGCTGAAGGATTACACCATGACCCCCAACCGGGCGGGTATACCCGTATGGCGACCTGCCCAGCCGGTAATAGGCAAAGAGGACGAGCACCAGACCGCCCTAACCAACTGGGCGCGGATGATGCGGACGCAGTACCCCGCCCTGACGCTCTACCACCACATACCCAACGGCGGCCTGCGCGATAAGCGCACCGCTGCGCGGCTGATAGGGCAGGGGGTACATTCTGGCGTACCCGATGTATTTATCCCTGCCGCCCGGGGCGGCTACCATGGCATATACGTCGAGCTCAAAACTGGCGCCAATAGTCCGACCCCAAACCAAAACGAGTTTATGAGCGGCGCTATGGCCGAGGGCTACTATTGCGCGGTATGCTACGGCTGGCCCTGCGCCGCCGCGGTGATCGAGGATTACCTGCGCATACCGGAAGCCCTCCGCAGGCTTGATACGCTTGCGCTGAATGGCAAACATGACGAGGGCTGCGCTTGGTGCAAGGCCGAATACACGATCATTGATGACGAATTTGCACAGCTAATAAGCCAGAAGATGATTAAATTCTGCTGGCATTGCGGTAGGAAGTTGGAGGGCAACAATGAGAGCACTGTATAAACGCACGAAAGGTAAGGCATCAAATGTGCAGGACAGACTATACCACAAGAACGTATTTTGCATATCAAACCGCTGGATACGCTGGGCAAAACGATATTTAAGCAAAGCGAACAGGAGAGCTGACAATGAGTGATTACATTGGCCGGGAGACGCTTATAGGCAAGGTGGAAAAACACTATTGCGCCCCGTGTAAGGGGCAAGGCGGTGACCTGGGCGGAGACTGGTGCCGTTCTTGCGTGATCAATAGCGTGCTTGAAAAGGTACGAGGAATCCCTGCCGCCGATGTTGTCCCTGTGGCGCATGGGGAGTGGATTGAGCGGGCGTTGAGACCGACTTGCTCGCTATGCGGATTCAGCGGAAGTCTTATTGATGCACCGATATCGCCTTTTAAGTATTGCCCCAACTGCGGGGCTAAAATGGACAAAACAGGGGGGTAAGGAAAATGACTAATTTCACCACTATGTTTTCGAGCGACAAGGACTATTGGGAAACGCTGCAAAGAAAGAGTGAGGTAGAGCAATGAAAAAGTACACGCAAGCGGATTTTGACAACTTTGAAGTAGATGAGAATGGTCACAAGATATGCCCTGCTGGGGATTATACCGCGATAAAAGGCTTTGGCGCGCAGTGCAGCTTTGGTGAGCAGTGCATCTTTGGCGCGCTGTGCATCTTTGGCGAGGGGTGCAGCTTTGGCAAGGGGTGCAGCTTTGACGCACAGTGCTTCTTTGACGAACGGTGCGACTTTGGCAAGTGGTGCGACTTTGGCAAGGGGTGCAGCTTTGACGCACAGTGCCGCTTTGACGAACGGTGCATCTTTGGCGCGCAGTGCAGCTTCGGTGAGCGGTGCTTCTTTGACGAACGGTGCATCTTTGGTGAGCGGTGCATCTTTTGCGCGCGGTGCATCTTTGGCACGCTGTGCATCTTTGGCG